CAAAATGATTATCATATAAGAAATCATATTGAATATGATCGCTCATAGTCTCCCAATCTTCTGGCGTTACGATATTCTTTAACAGAAGTTGAGTACGAAGCATATCATTAAACATATTTGCAAAACGCTTTCTTAAACGTCCAACAAACTTGGAAAACTTAAGTTCATCTCTTAGGATTTCTGATGAACGACCTAGATTAAATCCATCGCCACCACCGGCAATTCTTGTTTCTGGAACTCCTAATGCTCTATAAAGTTTTTTCTGGAAATACTCAATATCAGAAAGTTCTCCTAGATTTTGTCCACCAGGAAGAGTTGTAATTTCAGTTCCTCTACCTCCTTCTCTTCTTGGAAGCCAGAAATCTTCAAGCATACTCATAAACTTACGGTCATCACGAACCTCTCCGGTGTTCGCATCGTAAACTAACTTATTACGATAGCGACTCATAACCTCTTTGAGATATTGTTCTGCCTTTACTTTTGGAAGATTACCAACGTCAATATAGAAGATACGACGCTCTGGTGCTCTTGATAATCTGTAAATTACAAGAGAATCCTCAATCATCCTAAGTTGATTGAGTGCCTTAATTGCCTTATGAAGATAAGAAAGTACGGTTCCCTTATTTCTATCTACTAAACCTGAAGTGCAATATGTGATTGAATCTCTTGCAATCTTTACCCCACCTTTTGACGATGAACTAAGAGTACCTGATGGATAATTTGATGTTGGAGTGTAAATAAAATACTCCTCAATTTCAGGATATGTAACCTGATTTACATTAAAATTACTGAGTGATGATAAATTTGGACCTATATTATTGTTCGTTTTTTTCTCTTGACGAATGTGCTTCATCTTCATAGGATCAATATATCTCAATTCCTGAATCCCATCCTCAGGTTTCTTTACATCAATAACTTTGAGATAAAATAATCTACCGTCAATATACCAATTCCTAAAAATTTCGTGGGACTTCTTATCAAAGTCCATAATTTCCTTAATATATTTAAACTCGTCTCTTATAATTTTCTTGAGTTTATCACTAGCATTTAAGTTTGATAATTCAATTTCTACAGGAGAATCATATAAATCACTCACAATTGCTTCGTTTACAACATCTTCAATCGCCCCATCGCATTCTGGATGAAGTGACATTTCACGATATCGACGAATTAAGTCATATTCTGTCCTATAAACACCCTCAATATCAACAGTTTGACCATAAAATCCAGATTGAATATAATAATCAACCCCGTCCTCATTATTAGGAGGAACGGGGGAGACTATTGATTTGGATTTTTTTTCATTATCCTCAATCGAAAAACCAAAAAGTTTCGCCATTTTATAAATTTAAACTCTTAATATGTTCTATTTAGTTAATATCTTCACCGCCAGCAGCAGGTGAATTACCTTTAACTGCTTCCCACCAAAGAACCTGCATCTCTACGGTAAACTCCTGAATAGCATCAGTTTCATATGCCAGATTGATTGGACTAATATTTGTTGGGAATAAATCATAGAAATGATATGCTCTCAGCGTAGAACCATCACGATCTAATTGATAAACGAAAGCATCTGCCTGATATAATGCTGGATCAGTAACACCAGTATTATCAGATACCCTGTTAATTTTATTCATCCAGTTTTCAAATGCCGAACGAATAGAAAAATCAGTGTCATTAATTACAGTAATCGTCCAAGTTTCAAAAGTACGATCTCCTGCTAATTTTAGAGTTCTTCCTCTAAATGCAACATCTATTGGAGTTACTGTTGAAGCTGGAAGTGCCGCAGACTTAACTAAGAATCTTGATTTGTCAAGAACATTAGTATCGGCAGCTGCAACATCTGGGAAAGAAAGAACAACCTCAAAGAGGTTACTTCTAGCACCACCACCAGACAGCTTACTCTTGAAGTCTGTAATCTTCCTTAAAGGAGGTGGATTTAATTGATTTCTGGTTGCCATAGTTGTTAAACCTCTTGATTAATTAAAAGTTGCCGATTACTTCTTCAAAATCAACACCAGTCTTGGTGGCAATAAAGGTAAGACCGATGAAGTTAATCGATCTCGCTGGTTTAATGTAGATGTCTGCTTTAAATTGATTTGCATCAATAACTGCTGCCGTGTTATTTGTTTCATCGCAAATAACAACATAATCAAAAATACCTCTCTTTGCCTGAACATCACGCAAGAATGGTTCAATCGTATTTACGAAATTGGTTCTTGTAATTTCATCGTTAAACTCAAATAGTACATCCTTAGCAGCACGAGAAATGGCATCTTCAAGATAGATAAAGAGTCTGCGAACATTAATACGATCAAATGCTGATGCCTTACCATATCCAGTCTTATCACCAAATAGAATAATTCCTGCTCCAGGAGAGAAGATTACTGGATTGACTCTATTTGTATAGAGTTTATCTCTCTGAGATTTGGATGGATTGTATGCCAATTTAACGGCATTTAGAATAGCACCTCTATTTGTTCCTGCAGGTGAGTACCATGGGAAGTTATTAATGTCATTACGAGCACAAAGACCAGCAATATCTCCATTTAGAGGAATATATCTAAAGGTATTTGAGAACCTATCATACATGTACTTATAACCAGAATCAAATACTGCATAAGTAGTTGAAGTAATTGGTGCAAAGAAATTAACTACGTTCGTAGTAATATCAGCAGCAGAATTGACTGTAACCGCAGTTTGTGATGGAGTATCAGTTAATGCAGCGCCTCTATATGGTGAAATGAATGCCAAAGCATCCTTTCTTAGTTCAGCAACAGAAATCAATTTATTTGCAAGTGCTTGAGCATTAGAAATGCTGTATCCAGCAGATCCCATCAATAAGAAATCAATCTTATAATTGTCGGTATTTTCAAATAAATCGTATCCGGATGAAAGACCTGCAAGAGATACTGAAAGTGCTCCGGATGTTGCAATATCTTCTGTGCCGTGATAATCCTTACCACCTGCTAAAGTATTGGTCGAAGAACCAGTACCACCAAAAATTACCCCATTAGTTCCACCATCGGCAGTTTGATCCCAACCATAATCCGCGTCTGGAGTAAATTCAGAACTAAACCCTGTTGTTACGATACCTGCAGGTGCTCCACCAGCAAAGATATACTGAGAATTATTTGCAAGATACTTTCTCCAGTAAGAAGTGCTTCCTGCAGAAAATTCAGCATCTGTTGCTTTGGAAAGTGAAAGATGCTTCTCAAGAATTGTTCCAGCATTTCCTGTCACATTTCCAAGAGCGTCGATTACTACAACATGAACCTCATCAAATCTTGAGTTTCTAGCAGCAGCAAATGCTGAAGTTGAAGGTCTTGGAGCAACGTTGTTCCAATTGATGGTTGAGGTTGAAGTTAATCCGATGGTCTGTCGATCAAACCAATCAACTCTTGAATATGGAGTTGTAGTGGCGACTCCTACGCTACTGGAATTGTAAATGCTAATACTTGTAGAAGAGTCAAATTGATAAACCCCACCTGGTTGATAATCAACTGCAGTTTCCGTTGCACCAGAAACATAACTCAAAACTTTAACGTCAAGAGTGCTTGCTCCAATTCCAGTAATAATACCTTTTAAGTAACCATTCAAAGTTGAAGTTGAACCTGCTCCAGGAAGAGTTGCAGTAATTGCTTGAGTTACTCCAAATCCAATTGTTGCAGAAGTTGTAACAATTCCCAAAGTCTGGTCAGCTTTAGCATCGATGATTGCTACTCTAATTCCATTTGACCATGAACCTGGATTTTTTGCTGCAACTACTACACCAGAAATGGTGTTTTCGTCGTATCCGAGTTGAGTATAGTGGTCTAAACTCTTAATTTTTGCACTTGAAGCAGTTCCAACAAATCCATTTTTTAAATCCGCATCATCTGCTCTCACAACCTGTAATGAACCACCATAAGAAAGGTAGGATGAAGCAACCATCCAACTTTCATAATGCTTATCAGTGGAATAAGGTTCGCCAAAATTATTCAGCAGATCATTTTCGTTCTCTACTAAGGTTGGCGAATCTACAGGTCCTTTTGCGAATGGTGCAACAATTGCTCCTACCTTATTAGAAGCTGGTTGAACTCTACCAGAGGTTAAGTCAACTTCCCTTACTACAATTCCAGGAGATGCTAAATTTAGCGGCATCTTTATTCTCCGTTATCCCGAATTATTCTAAAAGTATTTATAATTTCCTTCTCTTCAAAGACTTATCTATAATCCCACATATAAGAACGGTCTCCATATTCATCAACACTCCAAACCTCTTCAGTTTGTATTTGATTTTCTGGAGTAGCAAACATCCATCTATCTCCAGTTTCTTGCTCCACAAATACTTCCATATCTTCTAATCCATCAGAAATAACTCCGATTGGAGACATATCATGTTCAATTTGATTTTTCTGTTACTCATTAATTCTCTTACGAATATCATTATCCGTCTTTTACTTGAAATAATCTTGAGCAAATAGCCAGGCAAAAATAACTAAGCACATTACCAAA